AAAAATGCGTCAAGAAACTAAAGCGACTTGATACTGCCACGCTGGGTTTGATTGAAAAGGATCTCCGCACCCGCGTTTGGAATCCCGACCCGCAATTCATCGTGCATCCATACCGGTATCTAAGCGAACAGCGCTGGGAAGCCGAAGACTCTGCGCCCAAACAAAAGGACGACGAACTTTATGTCTAGGAAACCTACCGACAGCGAGTTCATGCAACTCGAAGATCTCGACGTTAACTCTTCGCTAGAGGGCATGGCGAACGTGTTCTCGGCAGGTGAGTTTACCGACAACGTGCTGGAGTTTAGAAAGCACGGCGTCAACAAGGATGCGTTCTTTCCGTTCTGGGATCGCCACGGTGACAAGTTTGCATTGCGTCCACGCGAGGTAACCATCCTGTTTGGAAGTCGTGGATCCTACAAATCCACCGTCGCAAATTACCTAGTAGCTGATTACCTGATGCACAAGATCAAGGTGGGTTACGTCTCCTATGAGATGGATACACCCTACCTTTTGAGCCTGCTATCCGATCAGCTTGCCGATAGCGTCAACACGCCAGATGAGTTTGTCACGAAGTGCATGAAGCTGATGGATCAATACCTCTATGTGGTCAATGAAATGGTAGACAAGCCGCACAGTGCGATTGCCAAGGTAAATCACATGCTCGGCAAGGGTTGCAAGCTAATCGTCTTGGACTGCTTACAGCGCATCACCATGCCGTTGAATGACCTCAACCTTGAGCGGGACTTTGTTGTTGAGTTAACCAATCTGGTACGCGCCCACGACGCTCATCTCATTCTCGTTCATCACTCACGCAAAGGGGGCCACTCGGATGGCGATAACCCTCGCCCAGTCATAGACGATCTGAAAGGCAGTGGGGGGTTGGCCGACAACGCGATGAACGTGGTTGCTTGCTGGGCCAACAAGAAGAAAAAAGATAGGGAGTTTTGGATCGAGCAAGGCTCTCCTCACCGCGATGACGATCTTGAATTACTAGCCCAGCCTGACGTGACCCTGATGGTAAAGAAGCAACGCCTGTCTGGCTTTGAGTCAAACATCGGTCTGTGGCGCACAGAGGCCAGAGCATTTCACACAAAGGGGAGCAAGCCTCGCCAGTACAGACCGGAGTTAGAGCAATGATTGAAGAGGAGCAGTTCGCGATCAAGATCAGGGCCGCAGGCGAGCAGATGCGAGAGGCAGAGGAGGCCATCGCTCGGGCCGAGGCGCAGGAAAAGATGACGTATGCCAAGGCGATGGTGCAGGCCGAGGTGGACGGGAGCAAGACTGCCGCCGCGCAGATGAGATCTGCCGACGAGCAGGGGGATGTTTTTAACTCCCGACTTAACAGGGGCGTGGCCAAGGGAATGTTGGCGGCGGCGAAGGCAGAGTTTAGAGCCTGCGAAATAGAGTTCGAGCAATGGCGCTCGCACAAAGCAAGTAACCGACTAGAGCAGAGGGCATACAAGGGATGAGCAAACGGGAAGCAAGAGTAGTCATGCCGTTCAGATTGAACGAGAAGGCCATGCACTCGCTGAAGATTTTGGCGAGAAAGGAAAAGACATCAGTGACCGCATTACTGGTCGATGGAGTCAACGCAGTTCTGGAGAGCCATGGCCGCAAGCCGGTAGCTGTCCAAGCAATCATGGGGAGGCCTCCAGAAGAATGAGGGGGCGCACACCTACAGCGGATGAGAAGCGATGGATGAATGATGTCGCGTCACTCGGTTGCATCGTGTGCAAGAAAGAGGGGAAGGAGCGAACGCCTGCTGAGATTCATCACATCGATGGGAAGACCAAAACAGGCGCTCACTTCCACATCCTACCGCTGTGCTACTACCACCATCGAGAGGGTTCCACTAACCCTTTGTTTGTGAGCAGGCACCCATACAAACGGCGGTTTGAAGAGCGCTATGGGACGGAGATGGATCTTATGTTTGAGGTAGAGCAACTGGTTCTTGAGTTGAGGGGGGAGTAAGAGATGCAAATAAAACTTAGTAAGCCTGAATTGCATAAGGCTAAGTGCTTAGGCAGGGACACTGTCGCGGTCTGCAAGTTAATGAAGTTTGACCCGCGCCTAGAGAATGATAAGCAGTCGAGGGTTGACGCAAACATACTGGGATACAAAGCAGAGATTGCTGTAGCCAAGCTGTATGGATTGGATTACCCGATTCTAAACATTGTGTCTGACGGCGGTCTGGATCTTTGGCTGGGTGACTTCTCCATCGATTCAAAATGGACTTCGACCTCCGACTTAATCTTTGACTCGATAGAAAAGTTTGAGTCTGATTTCGCTGTCGGTGTCACCAGTGTCAGTGATGACGTTATGCAGATTCACGGCTTTGTGTCTCGTCAAAAATTCAAACGATCCGCTGTCGTCAAGAATTACAAATACGGAGAAAGGCTGACGATGCCGCTTGCCGATTTAGCAAGTCCGGAGTTGCTCTGGAAGTATGCGGCGAGCGAGAAATTCAAGCCAGAGGAAATCAAATGAGAGAGAAGGAAGCACTGAAGACACTTGAGTCTTATGTACTCAAGACTTACGGGGAGCATTACGCGAAGAACGGATTGCAGGCAATTGATCTGATCATCGCTAACGGCTACGGCATCGAACACGCCATGGCCTGCGTCATCAAGTATGCGTCACGGCTGGGCAAGAAGGAGGGGGCAGACATGGAGCATGACATCTTGAAGATCTGCCACTACGGACTTCTGGCTTTGGTTGCTCTGGAAAAAAATGACGGCGGGAAAAAATGAGAGAAAACAAATCACGATTCCACGGTCTCTTAAACCGCATGGGGGATATGAACGTCGTTACGTTTACCACTAAGGAGGCTGGACCAATGCTGGGCATCTCCAAGGTCGATGTGAAGCTCCTCATTGAGTATGGCGTCAGCACGGGGAGGTTGAGGATGGCGCTCAGTTCGGGTGATTACGGAAGGACACACGCGCTCTATGAGCTAGTCAACTGGCGCACCAAGTGGATGAGAATGAAGTGGAGGAGCGACGATGGTCAACTCACGAACGAAGGGGCATAACTACGAGCGTGAGATCGTTCACGCCTTACGCGAAGAGCTAGGCACGATAGTCGATGAGCCGATCAAACGGATCCTAGATCAGTATCGAGAGAACAGCTTGCCCGACATAGTGGTGGGGCCGTTTGCTATCGAGTGCAAGCGATACAGCCAAGGTTGCGTCCCGCATCGGGCGTGGTGGGATCAGGTGGTCGCCGCGGGAAAGGCTAACGACTTGATACCGGCGCTGGTGTATCGGTTCGACAGGGCCAAGACGCTTTGTGTCGTTCCGCTGTACGCAATCAATCCAGATCTCCCCCGAAGCACCGAGAGTAGGGCGACGATGGATTGGAATGACTTTGTAATGGTCATGCGAGAGAACCTTGCGTCCCCCTGAATTAAGGGCCGTTTACATGGAAGCGGCAAGGCACCTAACGTATCCTGAAATTAAGGCTCATATCCACGAAAAATTAAGCCCTCAATTTCATACACTTGCGATGCGTCTAGCCCTAATTGCGGTCAGTTCAAATATCGCAGATCTGTCAAGTCTAGAAGAACGGCGGCGAGTTCTAGATACTTATCCTGACTGCGACGGAGCGCTGGACGGCATTCGAGACGAGGTAAAACTCGGGGTGCAAAGACTCTGGCGGCGGCGCAAATCTAACTAGGGGATCTTAATGACTGAAGCCGCACGAGTTCTTGAGCGGAAGGACAACGTCGTCTTTCTTCACCGCGAAGGCTGGAATTACTTTGATGAAACAGCCCCCGAGATCGAGGGCTGGTACTTGGTGACGGGAACGTCGGACGATGGTAACTGGTTCGGTTTCTTTGAGTTGGTCGGGGATAGTTTGTCGGGCGAGGTCGATGAACCTAATCCGTATCCCGTCGCATTTCTTCGAGTTCCAAATCCACCTTTATTTTGAGTAGCTCCAGCGCGTAGCTGGGCATTGCTCGATAGCCTTTGGCCGATGGGTTTCTGAGCCAGTTGCGAACCGTTTCCAGCGGGGCATTGATCAGAAAA